AGAGGAATAATTTGCGACGAAACAAACAACACCCCAGATGTCATTGATAACAATGAGTTCCGTGCTGACATCTTCCTCAAGCCCGCTAAGTCTATCAACTTCGTCTCACTAACCTTTGTTGCTACTCGCACAGGTGTTAGTTTCGAGGAAGTCGCTGGTAGAGTCTAATTAAAAGGAGTTAAACGCAAATGGCACAAGCACCAAACCCACCATCAATTAGGAATATTTCTCAGTTTAAGAGTAAACTGAGAGGTGGTGGCGCACGTCCCAATCTGTTTGAAGTAGCGATTCCTAACTTCCCAGATTTTGTTGGCGGTTCATATAACAACGATGATAAAGCAAATCTTCGTTTTATGTGTAAGGCTGCTAACCTTCCAGCATCAAATGTCGCTCCCGTTGAAGTACCATTCAGGGGACGTATTTTGAAAGTTGCTGGAGATAGAACATTCGATCCATGGACAATCACAATCATCAATGATGAAGATTTCCGTCTAAGGACTGCTTTTGAAGCATGGATGAATGGTGTATCCAAGTTGGATAATGCAACTGGCGCAACTGCACCTACCTCTTATATGCAAGATGCATATGTTTATCAGTTAGGTAGATCTGCAACTATCTCAGGAGAAAATCCTGTTGGAGATATAAGCGCAACAGGCCCTACTGAGTCTGCAAACGTATTGAGAGCATATCGTTTTATCGATATCTTCCCAACTAACGTTGCTGAAGTTGCACTGTCCTATGAAACTGGTGATACAATAGAAGAATTTACAGTTGAATTCCAAGTTCAGTACTTCGAAGCCTTTGGTGCTGCAGAAGCTGCCGATCTAAGGTAATTTGTGCTATACTAAATACTATGAACGGTATAGTCCATAGTATTAATGGCTAAATTATTTGGATTCTCGATTGAGAATAATGAGGAAACCCCAAAGTCGGTAGTGTCACCGGTCCCCATGTCGAAGGAGGACCAGAGTGATTACTACCTGACTTCGGGGTTTTTTGGTAACTATGTAGACTTAGAAGGTGTATTTAAGAATGAGTTTCAACTGATTCGTAGATACCGTGAGATGGCTTTGCATCCAGAATGTGATGGTGCAATCGAAGATGTTATACAGGAAACTTTAGTATCTGATACCAACGAAAGTCCAGTTGAAATTGAACTTTCAAAGTTAAATGCAAGTGATGGTATTAAAAAGAAAATAAGACAAGAATTTAAATACGTAAAAGACTTACTAGATTTCGATAAAAAAGCACACGAAATTGTTCGTAACTGGTATATAGATGGACGTTTATATTATCATAAAGTTATTGATTTAAAAAAACCTGAAGAAGGTATACAGGAGTTGCGTTATATTGACGCAATGAAAATGAGGTTTGTTCGTCATGCAGTTAAGGAATCTAAGGATGAAGCTGCTAGAGTTGCTGCTATCCAGGGTAATAGAGACGTTACAAGTATTAATAGCGCATTCCCTAAGATTGAAGAGTATTTTATATACAGTACTAAGGACACCACTGGTGGTGCTTTAAATCCATCTAGTAACTTAACAGACACTAAAGGTGTCCGTTTCTCGAAAGATTCAATTGCATATTGTACTTCTGGTTTAGTTGATAGGAATAAAGGTTCTGTACTATCATACCTTCATAAAGCAATTAAATCACTCAATCAACTTAGAATGATTGAGGATAGTCTTGTTATATACAGATTATCTCGTGCTCCAGAACGTAGAATATTCTACATTGACGTAGGTAATCTTCCAAAAATTAAGGCAGAACAATACCTCCGTGATGTCATGATGAGGTATCGTAACAAGCAAGTTTATGATGCAAACACTGGAGAAATCCGTGATGATAAGAAGTTCATGTCCATGATGGAGGACTTCTGGTTACCTAGACGTGAGGGTGGACGTGGAACAGAAATCTCAACACTCCCAGGTGGACAAAACCTCGGAGAAATTACAGACATAGAGTACTTTAAGAAGAAACTCTATAAGTCACTTAATGTTCCTATCTCCAGAATTGAAGGAGATGGTGGGTTTAATCTGGGAAGATCTTCTGAGATATTAAGAGACGAACTTAAGTTTACCAAGTTTGTAGGTAGGTTACGTAAGAGATTTAGTAATCTATTTTTAGATTGTTTAAGAACTCAGTGCCTACTTAAAAATATTTGCACCCCAGAAGATTGGGATGCAATGTCTGAGAACATTCAGTTCGACTTCTTATATGATAACCACTTCTCCGAACTTAAGGATGGCGAAATCCAGAGAGAAAGATTCTCACTAGCGATGGAAGCTGAACCTTATATTGGTAAGTACTATTCACAAGATTGGGTTCGCCGTCAAATCTTACGCCAAACTGATCAAGATATTCTTGAGCAGGATGAACTCATTGAAAAGGAAATTGATGAAGGTATTATTCAAGATCCTAAAGAAATGGAAATGGCAGTTGATGGTGTAGGAATGGCTCCTGGTTTTGGTGAAGAAGGTGCTGCTCCACAAGCAGATTTGGGACAACCAATCATGGAACCTAATCTCGAAGGCTCTAAAGATGCTGGTAGGACTAAACTACCTAAGGGCGGAGAGATATAAATAAAATATAGAAAAAGTTATGACCATCAGTATGGATGATTTAATGGATGCTATTGTGGCAAATGACTCGCCTTCTAAGGTGAGTGATGCTATCAAGGATTTGCTATTCGCAAAGACCGCTGAAAAGGTTGATGCTTTGAAGCCTGAAGTAGCAGGTAGTCTTTTTCAGGATGAAATTCCTGAAGTAGAAGACGAAGTTGAAAGTGAAGTTAGTGATGAAGAACCAGTTGCAGTCGCAGCAGACACCGAAAACACTGAGGAAGAAGAGTAATGGCGGTCCACAATCCGGTTGGAGACAATTACCAAAAGGCGCTGACTAATAGTAGCACTCAAGTTGCAGATCCCATTCCTCAACAAACTGATACTCTCAGAGTTGTTAACCACAGTGGAAACGGTATCCATGTTGCGATAGGAAATACTCCTACTGCATCATCTAGCAACTACTTTATGGATAAGCATACTGAGGCTTTTTTAAGTCTTGGACCTGTTCTTTCACAAAGAGTTGTTGGTATTACTAAAGGTACTACCACAGTAATTACCTTCCCAGAAGGTGTAGTTGGTTGTCCTTTTGCTGTTGATGATACTGTCGCAGTAACTGTTTCGTCAAAATCTGGATGGGATATTCCAGGTAATGCTAAGGTAACTGCTGTTACTTTTGCAGATCCTAGAGCTGAAGATTCCAGAACCACATGCACACTTAACTATAATAGTAGTGCGTTTAGTGGTACTTTCACAGATGATGATCAAGGCCAAGGAGATAAAGCAGTAGCAAGGAAAGCATTCCGTGTTGCTGGTATTACCTCTACTGGTACTGGACAATTGAATGTACAACAAGTTCAAATAACAGGTGACGCCTGATGAAACTCATTACGGAAGAAATTGAACAGGTAGAATTTCTAGTCGAACAAAAGAACGGCAAGAAGTCTATGTATATCGAAGGTGTTTTCTTACAAGGAAACATCACTAATCGTAATGGTAGGGTGTATCCCATGGAAACTCTCCGAAAGGAGGTAGGACGTTATAACGAGAATCACATCCAATCAGGACGTGCGCTCGGTGAACTTGGACATCCAGAAGGTCCAACCGTGAATCTCGATAGAGTTTCACATAAAATCATTTCTCTAAAGGAAAGTGGTTCTAACTTCGTTGGTAAGGCTAAGATTCTTGGCACACCAATGGGTAAGATTGCTGCTAACTTAGTAGATGAAGGAGTAAAACTTGGTGTTTCTTCTAGAGGCATTGGTTCACTCAAAGCAACCCGCGAGGGTATTAATGTTGTAGGTGATGATTTCATGCTAGCAACTGCTGCTGATATCGTTGCTGATCCTTCAGCTCCTGATGCATTTGTCGAAGGCATTATGGAAGGTAAGGACTGGGTATGGGACGGTGGAATTCTCCGTGAGAGAATGGCACGTAAGACATACAAACAGATCAACACATTGGTTGATCAGAAAAAGTTAGATGAGAACAAGTTGAATATTTTCAACGACTTCTTGTCGAATCTTTAATTCTTCTAAATAAATATAGATTACAAAGGGTATTCGAGGACTTTAACAATGTCGAGTGGAGACTTACAAGAAATGGAAGTAGGCACAAAGCAATCCAAAACCGCTGTTAATGCTAATGCTGCAAAGGGTGATCCTATGCCGAAGCTTACAACGGGTGGTACTGCTCCTACATGGCAGGATCTTGGAGGTCCTACACCAGACAACTATAAGCCTGATAACGATTCGGCGAAGTTGGATGCTGGTTCCGGCGTTAAGCAGGTATCCGATGTAGTTACTAACCGTAAGGGTAAGACAGGAGCCATGCCAGTTCAGAAAGCATCTAACCTTAAGCAAGGTGATGAAGTCGAAGTGAAAGACGAGCAAGAGGTTGTTGCCGAAGAGCCAGCAACTGAAGAAGTCGAAACCCCTACTGAAGAAGTTGTAGCAGAGTATGACATGGAAGAAGATGTCAACGCTCTACTAGGTGGCGAAGAACTCTCTGAGGAATTCAAAGAGAAAGCAAAGACAATCTTTGAAGCTGCCATCAACGCAAAAGTTTCTGAAATCAAGTCTAAACTTGAAGAAGAAAAAGGTGCTGCAATTGAAGAAGCAGTTGCAGAACACCGCAAAGAGCTCACTGAGCGTACTGACTCATACCTAGAGTACGTTGCTGACGAGTGGTTGAAAGAAAACCAACTCTCAGTTGAGCATGGGCTCAAGACAGAGATGACTGAATCATTCCTGTCTGGTATGAAGAGTCTTTTTGAAGATCATTATGTATCAATCCCTGACGAAAAATATGATGTTGTCTCTACTATGGTAGAGAAGTTAGATGAAATGGAGAATAAACTCAACGAGCAGATCGAAGCAAACGTTGCACTGAACAAGAGACTTTCTGAGTCTGCTTCAGATGTAATTCTTGCTGACGTTTCTGAAGGCCTTGCTGCCACTCAGAAAGAGAAGCTCGCTTCACTCGCTGAAGGTGTTGAGTTTGAAAGTGAAGAGTCGTACAAAGAGAAGCTAGCATCCCTGAGAGAATCTTATTTCTCTGACAAAAAAGCAGCTCCTCAAACTTCCGGTGCCGACACTCTTATGGAATCCGCCGATGGCGAAGTAGCAGCTGCTGATGTACCTGCAACTATGGAATCCTATATGAGTATCTTAGGCAAGATGAAGTCTTGAATTTAATATTATCAAACTAAACACTTTAGGTAACTACTAATGTTCCAATCAGAACATCTGGTAGAAAAGTGGAAGCCCCTTTTAGATCATGATGGAGGAATCGAAGATCCCCATCGTCGGGCTACGACCGCTGTTCTACTAGAGAACCAAGAAAAATTCCTTCGTGAGGAACAGGCCTTCAATCAGGGCCAGAACCTTATGGAGAACCCTACCAACCACGCTAACGTCGCTGGCGCACAAGGTGGTTTTGGTACTGCAGGAACCAACGCGCTAGGAAACGCTGGTTTCGACCCCGTATTGATTAGTCTAATACGTCGCTCTATGCCTAACCTAGTCGCTTACGACTTGGCTGGTGTACAACCAATGAGCGGTCCTACTGGACTTATTTTCGCAATGCGTTCACGCTACTCCAGCATGGACGGCACCGAGACATTCTACGATGAAGTAGATACTTCGTTCTCTGGCCTAGCAACATATGCTGCCAAGAACACTATTACCAGAGATCACAACGAGACATCTGCTGGTATTGGTACTACTGTTCAGCGTGGACAAAACCCCGCAATCCTTAA